TTAAAGACGGCTATCCTACTGCACTTAGAGGCATCCAGTCTGACAGTGAGAAGTTTACTGAAAACTGGATGTGGATGCAGGAAAACCGTCCTGAAATGCTGGACTCATTCCTAGAGTTGTATGAACTCAGCGATGGTCGCATTAACACCATTGCAAAAATGAACGAGGATATCCTCAATAGCTTTGCAAACTTCCGACTTATTGTCGATCGCAACCCTGAGCAACCTAATATCATTACACAGGCTGTACGTTCTAACTATTTTAACAGCTTGCTGTCTGCAGCGGGTACTGCGTCTAAAGCTCTGTACGGTAACCTTAGCGGTCTTGTAGCTGAGCCTATCTCATACTTTGGTGGTTCTGTGCTTCGCGGGGATATGAAAAATATCCAGCGTGGTTGGATGGCTTACAGTGCTATTTTTGATACACAGAAAAAAGCCTTGCCTTATGCAGGTCAGATGTTTATGAAGGCATCTCAAAACCCTAACTCTGTTAGAGGACAATCTCGTCTTGACCTTGTTATTAAACAGGAAGAGAAGCTAGAGCAGTACAAGTTTATTGCTGAGCAAGAGGCTGCACAGGGTAGAGAGGGTTTTAAATTCCTTGTCAAGATGTACGAGGATATGCAAGCCATGGCAGCTGATCCTGTCTTCCGTTTGGTGCCTAACCTGTTCTCTGGCTTCGACGCTTGGACCGGTGCTACCCTTGCTAACGCTCAGGCACGTTTCCGTGCTATGGATGAGCTTGAAACGTTGGGTGAAACAGTTACACGAGCTAGAGTCAAAGAACTTGCTGATGTTGAATACAACAGCATGTTTGGTGCTGACGGTTTGATTAAAGACCAAGCTGTTAAATATAGTACATCTGATATTGCACTTAATCTAGAAAGTGGATTTAGCAACGATTTAAGTAATCTCCTTTCATCTATCCCTGCCCTGACTCCAATCTTTACGTTCCCTACGACAATGACAAACATTGTTCGGGTGGCTGATGATTATATCCCTGCTCCTTTGCGTTCTTTCCAAAAGGATGTTAATGAGTTGGCATATACGTCTGTTAAAACTTTTATGGAAAACCCTGAGCAAATGGAGAACATCCTTAGGGCTCGTGGTCATAAAGTGGAACTGATGGATGAAACAGCAAAGCTTAACACTTTGATTGACCTTAAAAACCGTACGCTTGGACGTAAAGCTATTGGTAGTTTCTTGACCACCATGGTTATCGGTAGTGTTATCAAAGATGAGCTGTTTGGTGATGGTTTGTTTAGCACGACGGGTGATGGTACTGTTGACCGTCAGTTGAATACTGCACGGACAAAGAACAGTAACTTTAAGCCACGTTCTATGATTGGTCCTGGTGGTGTTCGTATTGAATACAACGAACTACTTGGTCCTGGTCTAAGCAACTGGGTTGCTGCTGTAGCTAATACAGTAGACAACTTTGATATGCTTGGTGAATCTGCTATCGAAAACCTATTCCCAAAACTGAGCTTTATTCTAGCAGCTGCATTGACAGATCCTGCTGGTATTTCTGCTTTACGTCCTTTGGTAGAGATGCTGAGTGGTAATGAATTTGCTGTTAACCGTTTTGCTGCTGGTCAAATCAACTCTCTTGGTCCTTTGGCTGGTGCACGGAATGAACTTGGTAAAATCCTAGATGGTGGTCTGAAAGATTATAATAACAATGTTATCGAAATGATGCAAAACCGTAATAGGTTTATTGGTTTGGTTGACGAAACAAACCGCCTTCCTACTGTTATCAGTCCTATTAGCGGTGAAGCTCCTAATAAATATAGTTTCCTACAACGTCTTTGGAACTCACAATCTCCTTTGAAAATCCATCCAGCTATGACAAAGGAAGAAAAGTTCCTGTATGATATTGAATATGATGTATCTTCTGCATTTAAGAAACGTCAAGGTGTTAACCTAGATAAAAGTGAGCGTAATGCCCTAAATGCTGAAATGGGTCGTCAACAATACTTCCGCAAAGAAGTCGCTAGAATTATGAAGACAGCAGAAGCCCGCAACACTATTAATGAGTTGAAAGCTTTGCGCCGTCCTCCTAATTTTGTTGGATCTCAAGATACACCTATCGGTCAATATGATCAAATTCATATGATGCTGCGAGACGCACAAAAAGAAGCAGAGGAACGAGCATTTAATATGCTTACTCCTGAAATGAAAGCTGCTATTGAGCAACGTATTCAGGTTAAGAAAATTAACTCAACTCGCGCACAGCAAGGTCTTGGACCTATCCCAACTAATCGTTATTAAACAACATGGCGTGCACTGACGTACAAACAATTCAAGCTGGAAACGGGTCAAAGACACAATTCTCTTTTGATTTCCCG